GCGCAGACTGTTGGCCGGCAAAGGGAAAATGGTGCGGTCGGGGCTTGCCTTGGCCGCTTTTGCATGTTCGGCCATTTTGGGTATATTTGACTAACTTATGTAACGAAATGTTGATGGGACGGGTGAGACTGGCTGCGCCGCAAGGGGTTTCAGCGATTCAGGGCCAAGTGCATAGGTTGTTTTGGCCTCAGTCTCATTGTGCTGCAAGCGATCTCAGTGAGACTCACTAAAATATAAAAAAGTGGTGTCCCGGTGTTTTGGTGTGGGAAGCCTTGCGCCGCAAGGGGTTTGGTGGGGTCGAAGCGAAAAAAAAAAAAGCCGTAAGAAGAAGGTGAAAAAGGGGGGTTTTGAGCCCGCCAGTCTCAAAGTGAGTCTCATGAGACTGGGGTATGCGTATAGAGAGAGAGAAAAAATGCCTTTACTCTATCTAACCCTGTCATACCAAGGCTTCTGAGGCAAAAAGCCGTGTACAATCTCAAATTCTGGTATTATCCAGACTTATTCAACCGCTTTCCCCTTGCCGGCAATCCAAAAAGCACTCACCCTTCTGCCGGCTAACATTCAGCGAGAACATAAACGGCCATGGCAAGCGACATTCAGCGCGTAAACGGCGTCCCTATCCATTTACTGCCGGACAGTGAGCGCTTATTGTTGGCGCATAATGTTTGGCAGGCGCCATGGGATGAGAGTGATAGAGAACCAGCGCCGCCGGACATTCAAGAATTAACCGAAAAAGCTTTTGCTTATTACAAGCAAGGCTTTTTGCCCATTCAAGTTAAATGGAAAATGCAGGAAGACTATCCACTCCTGCCGGCCAAACTGCTGGCGCGAGCCCAGAGAGGCGCTGAACGGGCGATGCTGGCCGCCGAGCAGGCCCCGGCAGAACTGCGCCGTGCTCAAGTCGCGCTGACCCGCCAGGCGGCCATTCAAGGCGCCCTGGCGGCCGGCGAGTGGGGAGCGGCGCTAAGGGGCCTGGATCGGGCTGGGGAGATCGCCGGGGAGCTAAGGGAGGCCAGCGGGCTGAGCGAGGAAGATCTGGTTTTGACCGTCACAGTCGAACAGGGCGAGCTTCCCCTGCCTGCCGGTGAGTCTCAGCCAGTCTCACCTGAGACGGCCGTGAGTCTCATTCATGAGACTGCTGAGACTGGCTGAGCCGCTTATTGAGAACCCTTGCGCCGCAGTGAGTCTCGCCTGAGACTGGCTGAGACGGGCTGGAATGTGAATAAATGTTACGCATTCAAGGGCCAGCGTGCCATTCATGCGTATTGTATGGAGGCATTCATTCAAGAGGCATCATGCCAACCACACGAACGATCACAGTCTACAAATTCAATGAGCTAAGCGAACAAGCGCAGCATAAAGCGCTAGAAAGGTTTCGGGACATTAACGTAGACTATGACTGGTCGGAGCATATTTATGAAGATGCTAAAACTGTCGGCATTCGCATAACAGGATTTAATTTAGGGAAAAACAAGATCAATGGCCATCTTGCTGAAAATCTTTTGGAAGCATTCAAGCTAGTAAGAAAGCATCATGGAAAAGATTGCGAGATATTCAAAACAGCGCAGGATCACTTAGATAAATATATTCAAGCATTCATTAAATGGTACGATAAGGAATCAAAGCGGGATAACGCTTGTGGCGAATGGAGCAGGGTTGATTGGCTGCGCGAATTTGCTTACGAAGATGAAGCGGACGAATTAGGTAAAGACTATTTGCATTCAATTCTTGAAGATTATTTGATCACCCTAAGGAAAGAATACGAATACCAGACAAGTAGAAAGCAAATTATAGAAAGCATTCAAGTGAATGAATACGAATTCCATGAAGATGGCAGCCTGGCTTGATTGTGAATAAATGTTACAGCCACGCTACCAAGCGTGGCATTTATCCCTAAGATTGGCAAGTGTTCATCATTCAACACAACCATGACCCCAACCATTCAAACGATTCCATTCTCTATTTCCACAGAGGAGTGGGCAGCACTTAAGCGCTGCGAACGTATCCTGCACAAATGGGCGGAAGACTGCTGCAACCATGATATTGACGAAGATGAAAAAACCGGCACTGTCTTTGCCCGGTTTGTGTCACCCTCAGGCTACATCAGCGAGCCGCGAACTATACCAAATAAGCGCGCTAACGCAATGAAGCGCGCTACTAAAATTGCAAAAAATTATGGGCTGGCGGTTTACAATCAAACCGATCCACGCGGCTGTGCGCTGTATATTTATGATCCCGTTAATTTGGGTGGTAAAGGAATAGACTGTTACTACAGCAGTTTGGCTACTGCTGTTTGCTAAATCCCCTTTGTTAACAAATGTTACGGCCTCCATATCCTAGCGTGCAATCATGCCCTAGGATATGGGGGCCCACACCTCCCCATCATGGCACTCTACAGAATTGACCGCTACGAAGTAAACGAACATGATCCAGGGCAGCAGATAGGCTATGCAGATTGGATCGGTGGGCCATCACTAGCTAACGTTAGGGGGGCAATTATTGCCGGCACAAACATGAGGCGTGCTGCCAGGATAACCGGCGAACCTCTTACCTATTCTTCATATCCTGCCGTTGTTACGTTGAATGGCGTGAAAGTCAGAGGATGGCTAGGATGCGATGATGGCATTTACGTATTTCATCCCTACATTAACTAATGTTACAGCCACGCTTGGTAGCGTGGCATCCTACCTTATTGTTGCATTGTTCACTCGCATTCTTTCACCGTGGATCGCCTCTCACTCGCTCTGACCTTCCTGCTGATGCCCATCCTATTTTTGGGCTGGCTAACAGAGTCCTATCCTCAGCGTGTCAAAAGGTGGCGACATTCTGGCGTCAGTGTAACGGAGATCGCCTACAGACTGGGAACGTCAGTCTACAAAGTTAAAAAATACTATTTAGCTTAATTCCTTTCTGTCCCCACAATCCCACAATCCTATGGAATCCTCCCAAATGTTGCTTGCCATCCGCCAAGCTCCCATCGTGTCGAGCGACACACTGAGAAGTGACCATCTCTGCTCTGCCCTTATTGCGGAAGCTGATAGACTAGGCATTGTACTTGATCGTAAATTGTGGCAGCCAGCTGCCGCAATTGCCGCCCATGGTGCGCGGGGAATTTGCCTAGATCTGCCCCCTGGACTGCAGGAGATAGCAAGCGAAACGGTTTGCGATTTGTTCGACAGCCTAAACTGGCATGCACCTAACGGTTGCAGTCTTGGAGCCAGTGAAGGCGATGGTGCTTTGTTTGTATGGCAATTATCAATTGACGCCAAGGCTGAGGCTATCAATGCTAAAGATAAAGGCCAGGAAGCTATCGTACTTTACATTCCCGAACACTGGCTAAGTGCTATTGTCAATGGCGATGAATCGTCCTTTGATTATCATGATGATGCAAAGGACTACAGCGCTTACAAGGCATTTTGCAAGGGCGAATTGTCCGATGGTTGGACAATCGCAGATCAGGAAGACGAATCAAGCTTCAGTAAATGCCATGATGCCACTAGTTATGGTGTGCTTCCTTGTAGTGTGGTTAAGTGTTTGGCGATGCGCAAGAAACCAGCCAATTAACTACTGTTTCTAAATGTTACGCCACCTTGCCAGGCCTGGCATGGTGGCCTTATATTAACAATGTAGTTTCCAAGCTTCCCATGAAACCTCTCTCGGCCTCTCTCCTCTCGCTTGCGCTTGCCATGGTTGGCGCCATGGCCCTAGTTTGCGCTACAGTGAAACCTGATAAGGTTAGCGGGGGTGCTGCTATCGCAATCTTGCTAGGTGGTGCGATTCTACCTAATCTTGCGATAATTGCTGCTGCCAGAGAAAGCTACAACTAACCTTCAATCACAAGCAATCGCAATCGGCGCCTATCTTGGGCGCCTTTTTTTTGTCTGCAATTAAGAGTAGGCAATTGCGCGTTATCTGTTTGATTCTCTATGCTGACCGGGGTAGGGTTGCGGTTCTGAGGGTAGGGCAAGGGGGTGCCCATACCTCCCGCACGTCCCACAACTCACCCAGAAAAATAATCCTACAAAAAAGGGGGGCAGTGGTCGCTTTCTGACAAACAGGCTAACGCGCTTTTTCTACAGAAATATACCCAAAATCAATGCCTCGTAATAGTTTTTCGTGAAACAAGCTTTGACTCACCATTCGGAGTCACAACCACAACCCGCCCACCAGATGGCAGCAGCTTGTACGGATACGGCAGCCTGTAACCAATCACGCCATCAACGCGAATTGGCGTGTAAGTAAAAGGTCGTTCCATAATCTTTTCCATTGCCGGCATCAGCCCTCCTGATAAACAGACACAAAAACCTCGCCCCGCTCGACAAGCGGCAAAAGCAGCTGCTTCAAGTGTGCATTGCGCATCCGAACGCATCCAAGAGTAGGAAACAACGGTTGCATCGGCGCCCAGGCTCCAGGCCAGCCACAAGCGGTGCCGCCGCCATGAATCATAATCCCAGCTCGGCCATATTCCCTCTCCTGATTCTCCAGCTCTTCAAGATCGAAAGAGTACCAACCGTAAGCAATAGCGTCGCGGCTGTAGCCAGGATTTGGGTTTTTATCGTAATCACGATAAACTGTGCCAATTTTGTAAAGGCCGGGCGGCGTGTCTTCGCCAACACCTTTGTAGCTGCGATCAATACCCTGCCCCCGAGCTAAGCAAGATACCTCCCACAGCAGGTTACCTTTAAAGCTGTACGCTTTTGCGGTCTCAGCAATATCGTTGATCACAATATGAGAGTCGCCGTTGGCAAAGCCGAACTCTTGCGGCTTTCTGGTCGGTCCAATCATGGCGGCGCCGGCTGAATGGGCCTATCTTAGCACTCTGGCCGCTGGCAACGTGCTAAGATAGGTAAATGGGTATTCCAAGTCTTTCTTCGCCGGTCTGCCCAGAATGCGGCTGTGGCTCGCGAGTCTGCCAGACCATGCTTGTGCCAGATGGGGGCCGAGTGCGCAGGCGCATTTGCTGCTCTTGCGGACACTCCTGGCACACCCTGCAGCAGCCTGAGGTGGAACTCTCAAAATATCGCATAATTCGGAAAAACAAACAGATAATCGGGATCAGGCCGCAGCCAGAATCGAGCCAAAATCGCAAAATATAACAAATTGGAGTGCTGACGCGGCCCGCTGGGAGCCGCAACCAATCCCAGTAATGTCCCATCGCCATTGATCCAATGCCTGACTACCAACAGCGTGTTATTGAAGAGCGCGACCAACTGGCTGAGCGCAGCAGTAAGCTGTTGCGCTTTTTCGACACTGAGCTTTTTGCTTCCTTGCCGGAAGCGGAAAAAGTTAGACTTAAGGCGCAGCATTGCTATATGGCAGGTTACCTGGAAATACTTGACCAGCGAATTGCGGAATTTACGCGACCGGCCGACTAAACACCTAAATAATTGCCCCGGCTAGCCGGGGTTTTATCTTGCCAAATTAAACGCTAAATAGCCTAGTAAATGCGGTGATCTGTCAAATCTCCGCCATATCCTTTGGCAAGATTGAATTTGCCAAGACACAAATACTTGAAGGCGTCAAATGAATGATCTACGCCAAGATTTTTGTTTGGCATTCTCGTGCCTTCCGCGTATCCAAGCGTCCTGAACGACTTAATAAGTTCCCGGACGCGAGGATTGATTTTTGTATGCACTTCTCCGTCGGCCGTTCGCAGTGCCGCATTTACAGCCCTGATGCCATCAGCTGTATTATATGGCGCCTCCGGCGCGTAAACGCTAATCCCAGCCCTGCGCAGGATCTGATGATCGCTCACACCTACGCCGGATGTCTGTTTACGCTTGCCGGTCGGGTCTGGCGTTGAAATAATCTTGCGGCGATCGTCAGAAAGCGTGCCATTTGCGGAAAACCAAGAATCGCCGCCAAATCTGTCAATAATTACGTCAGCTAGATCCCAGGTTGTTGCGCTTTTAAGGCTTAGCTCATCAAAAACACGCAATTCTTTAATTTTGCCTTTTTCTTTGATGATATTGGCGCAAATGGCAGTCAGCGGGTCATTGTTGAAGTCAATACCAACATAAAGAGGCAAGCTTTCGTCGTCTTCAACGCTTGAATCAATGTTAAGCATTGAAAAACAGGACGCTACAAGTCCTGTATTCGACAAAATCTTTGCTTCGTATTCGCGTTCGAAGGTTTCAGGAGGAAGCATATTCTTTGCTTCTTCAATTTCTTCAATCGGAATGTTGCCGCCCTGTAAAGAAGTGTATTCGTAAATACTCCACTGCTGCGGATCTAGCCTTTGCAGGCCAGGATCAGCCAATTCAGCTTGCGTTAAAAGCAGAACGAGATCGTAAAACCATCCAGCAGTACCCTCTGGCGATGGTGTAGTCGTAAATAAGCCCCAGCCTCCGCGATCAGACAACGCTGGGCGAATAACTGAACGCCACGTATATTCTTGCTGAAATGCGCATTCGTCCATTACGACACCAGACAGCGCCGGACCACGCAAGGTATCCGGATCTTCCGAGCCTTTCAGATAAATTACCGACCCGTTAATCAAGTCAATTCGCAAATCTGCTTCGTTTTTCTTCCTGACCCATCGCTTTGGTATTATTTCTTTGTAAATATCCCAAGCAATAGTTTTTGCAACCCTGTACGTTGGAGCGACGTAGTAATAGACTCCCTTGCGCTCGGCGGCGCCTCGGGCGATCTCGGCGGCGCCTAAGACTGTCTTCCCGCCGCGCCGGCCAGCCAGCACAACCCTGAACCGGCGCCGGTCGGCGAAGATCTTGCCCTGCATCGGCCGCAGCGACAGGAGATTTCTGCCGGCTACAAAGTCGCCACTACGACGGAGAGGGGCCACGGTCCGTCACCTACTAGCTGTTGGGCTATAGTAACAGCAAAGCTTTGCGAAAATGACCACCGCGAGAATAAGGCTGGCGCATCCTCGTTACACGGACGAGAATAGTCCATTTTTCATGGATTATTCAGTTGTACTGATGAGAGAAAGGTGGGAAATAATGCGTGCCGTAACCAACGGCACTGAGTATTTGCACAAAAATGCAGAAGTTTATCTGCCTAGGGCGCCCAGGGAAAATCCGATCAGAGCAGAAAACGGAGAAAATTACGACCCTTGGAAGGCAAGGGTAAACAAATCTGTTCTCGCTCCGTTTGTTGAGCGGCTAATTCACAACGCTGCCGGCATGATTCTAAGAAGGAAGATCAAGTTGGAAGGCGGCGACCCGTTTTGGGAAGAGGAATTTCGCAAAGATGTTGATGGAGACGGCACTAGCTTGGACGAATTTGCTAAGAAACGGCTAGAAGTTAGCTTGACTTACGGAATGTCGTCTTTGATTGTCGATGCGCCATCGGCTCAAGCGGCCTCGGGGGCGGACGAAATTGACGGAGTGCGCCCTTTCTTCGTCCCCATCGATCCGTGGCAATACCTCGGCTATCGCCGCGAAAGTGATGACCCAGGAGCAAAACTTGAGATGTTCAGATACGAAGAACTTCGTAAAGTAAACAAAGGAACTTACGGAGAAGAATACGTTTGGTTTGCAAGGGTTATAGTACCTAGCTATTACGAAGTTATCGAAGCCGGCAAAGAAGCCGGCGAAGTTGGCAAATACGCTCTTGACCGCATTCCACTTGTAAACATTTACACAAAAAAAGAAGGTTTCTTGTGCGCCTCACCTCCGCTGGCAGACCTTGCGCATCTAAACATTGCGCATTACAGAAAACTTGCAGATTTGCTGCATAGCTTGCATATCGCGGCAATGGGCTTGCTTGTCCTTGAGGATTACGAGGGCAAGGACGCTACGGCTGGCCTGACTTATGCTATCCGAATGACAACCGGATCTAAGGCATACTGGGTGCCATGCGATGCCGGAAGCTTCGTCGCGCAAGCTGAGTTGCTTGATCGCCTGGAGAACGAGATTTCACACCTAGGCGTTACTCGCCTTTTGGGGCAAAAGTTCGTGGCTGAAAGCGCAGACGCAAAGCGGATTGACCAGGGGCAGGCTAATTGTGTGCTGGCGGTTGCCGCAGAGCAGCTGGAGGCTGCCCTGAATGAAGCTTTTAGGATAGCATCTCTTTATTACAAAAAGGACCCGCCAAAAGTTGAGGTAAACAAAGACTTCGACTTCTACCGATTGCTCGGGCAAGATGTTAGCGTGCTATCTGACCTTGAAGACAAAGGGCAAATTACAATTGACTTGTTCCACAAGATTCTTCGCAATGGAGAATGGATTCCTGACGACACTGATATGGTCGATTTAGGCAAGCAAGTCAAGGTGTTAAAGGAAAGAGCAAAACAGTTTTTGGCTGAACAGCAAGCCAAGGCCGCAGCCAAGCCAGCGATTGCCGGAAAATCAAAACCCGTTGGCGTATAAGCACAAA